ATAGTCAATATGTATTTATGCAAACTAACCTTTGCATGAATGCAAGCTCGCAATAGCCCAGAATGTTTCCCGTGAAACATAGGTCAGCAAGGTTGACCTATCAAGGTACCCTAGCCCTTTCTCAAATGGCATCTGACAAATGTCATCTGACCCCTATCCCCCCTATTTGCCCCCCGTCGCGCGTCGTTTACTACGTAAACCCGATTTTTCACGGTTTCCCACATAAAAAATGAATTATCGCCTTGACAGGCCAACCCCCTTTTTTCTAACTAAGTTTAGGGTCCTCGGGATGGCCTATAAAATATAAAAATGGAGAAAGTTATGGATGCCCGCAAACGTGCTGACAAATATCAAAGGATGCTGGACTACGGAGACCTGATGCGTGAACAAGTCAACGACTACGCTGAAGCCACTGAAGAAAACATTCTAACAATGGACAACTGTGATCCGGCATTGATCGGCATGACGGAGATCAACCACAGCCCCATAGTTGTCTACGACTACAACCTTCTTGTATCCCTGCTTATGGTCAGGGACGGAATGGACCATGAAGAGGCAGTAGATTTCATTGATTACAACATGAGGTCACAGGGCATAGGTCGCCCTATAATTTTAGAAAGTGATCCCCGCATGACCAACATTAGCCCAGCCAAACAACCAACCACTAAGTTGCCCAAGTCCTTCTCAAACCAATTAGAGTTGGCAGTATGACTCAAACATTCCTTGGAAGAAATCAGCTTGTAGATCGTCTCGCGGCCCAAGTCGGGTCGCGGGATACTGCAATTGGGATCTTGAAGGAACGGGGCCACATGAATGATGATGGTACGCTGACAGCGGAGGGAGAACGCCGGAACAGGATGACAGCAGAGGAGCGGGCTATTGACAGGGCTTCCTCTGCATCAGGTAGACCGAAGACGCATTATCAATATAGCCCGAAGACAAACAGGGCTACGTTGAAGGCCCATCTGAAATAACCCTAGCTAGGTGCTTCCACTGTTGGTTTCTACGGATACGGAGGACGGTGTCTTTGCTAACTCCGTATTCGGACGCCACTACTTTGGCAGACCGGGTGTCGGCGAGGATGGCGTATACATCTTCTTCTGTAAGTTTTGAGTTCCCATTTTGGGAACCTTTTGGAATACGGTCACGAAGCTGCTTGTCTCTTTGGTTATCCATAGTGGTCCCCGTTTCTAAATGGTACGGGTTTACACATGCCGGGTTGTCACACTTGTGGCGCACCAGCATGTCATCTGGTATCTTACCAAAGAACAGAAGGTAGGAGAACCTGTGCGCGTAAAAATCTTCTCCGATTGCTGAAAAAGTTCCATACCCTCCTACAGATAAACTTCTTTGGAAGTTCCAGCAATTGTTGGAGTCGCGGACATCAACCCTAGAGAAGAAGCGGGCTACGTCGTACATGTCTAGGGGAAAAGGGATAGACATCAATTGTCCTCTGACCTTTGTCATTTACGACAATACATGTTAAATACACCCTATATCTAAAGGATTTATAACATGAAATCTGAAAAACGAGATCCTTCGTCTCACAGAACACCATCTCAGATCAAAAAGATGGATCGTGGGTATAACGCTACGCCGGAGAATGTTAAGAAGCGTGGGATGCGAAACATGGCTCGCGCCAAGCTGGCTAAGGCTGGATTGGTGAGTAAGGGGGATGGCAAAGATGTGGATCACATCAAGCCTGTAAGATCTGGTGGGACGAATGCCAGATCCAACCTTCGGGTTATGTCGGAGGCTAAGAATCGCGGTTGGAATAAGAAATGATCAACCCAAATGTGCCTGAGGAACTTCTTCGGCGGTATGCCCAACTTCTGGAACGCGGGGCTAACATTGCGAAGCTGGATGCGGCGCGGGATAACTTTATGGATTTTGTAAAGCTTGTATGGCCTAACTTCATTGCTGGCCGTCACCACAAGATCATTGCCGAGAAGTTTGAGGCAATTGCCAGAGGAGAGAAGAAAAGGGTCATCATAAACCTGCCACCTCGCCATACGAAATCTGAGTTTGCCAGCTACCTGTTTCCGGCTTGGATGATTGGCAGACGACCGGACATGAAGATTATGCAAGCAACCCATACGGCTGACTTGTCAGTTGGCTTTGGTCGTAAGATCAAGAACTTGATGGAACAGGAAGAGTACCAGCAGATTTTTGGGGTACGACTACGGGCAGACAGTAAGGCTGCGTATCGATGGCAGACAGATGGTGGAGGGGAATACTATGCGGCGGGTGTCGGCGGTAACATTGCGGGTCGCGGTGCTGATCTTTTCGTCGTGGATGATCCACATTCGGAGCAAGATGCAATGTCGCCTACAGCGTTGGAAAATGCGTGGAACTGGTATTTATCGGGACCTAGACAGCGACTTCAACCGGGTGGTGCGATCATTCTGGTTATGACCCGCTGGGGTGAGAACGATCTAACAGCGCGTTTACTGCGCCAGTCTGCGATGGACCCAAAGGCTGACCAGTGGGAAGTCATTGAACTTCCTGCAATTATGCCCAGCGGTGAACCTTTGTGGCCGGAGTTCTGGAGCATTGAGGAACTTGAGGGAACCAAGGCTTCTATTTCTTTGCAGAAGTGGAATGCCCAGTACATGCAACAACCGACATCTGACACGGCGTCAGTTATCAAACGCGAGTGGTGGAAACCTTGGACAAAGGATGACGTGCCAAGATTGCATTATGTAATGCAGTCCTACGACACGGCCCACACCAAAAGCCGGACAGCCGACTATAGTGCTATTCAAACGTGGGGGGTTTTCTACCCTAAAGAAAATGCTGCGCCAAATGTTATCTTGTTAGATGCCAAGAAGGGGCGGTGGGAGTTTCCCGACCTAAAGCGCATTGCTTTTGAGGAATACAAGTATTGGGATCCGGAAACGGTTTTGGTTGAAGCCAAGGCAGCGGGACTTCCGCTTCTGCAAGAATTACGTTCCACTGGTATACCCGTAGCGGAGTTTTCTCCTAGTCGCGGCAACGATAAACATGTAAGAATGAACTCGGTAGCCCCCCTGTTCGAATCCGGTTTGGTGTGGTATCCTGAAACAAGCTGGGCAGAAGAAGTCATCGAGGAGATGGCTTCATTTCCTTATGGAGAGCATGACGATCACTGCGATGCGGCTACACAGGCTCTGATGAGATTTAGGCAAGGCGGGTTCTTAACCCATCCGGATGACTTTGTAGTTGAGCGCGTTGAGAAGATCGGAAAAAGGGTTTACTACTAATGGCTAATTCCCCCTACAATAATATTGACAGTTCTGTTTATTCCGGAACTTTGAACGGCGAACGCGATGACGCTATGGGTAATGGCGGCAATGGGGCAGGGCCTGAGGAAGATAACGAGAACACGGCAGTTGAGACCGACGAGTCTCCTGAAGAGATAGATGACACCGTAGAAGAGGGCCAAGAGCCGGAATTCGATGACAATCTAGCTGAATTCTTGGACGACAAGGTTCTTTTTAAAATTGTGGACGATCTTGATAGCGATATCGAAGATGACGACTTGAGCCGCGAAGAGTGGAAAGACCAGTACGAGAAGGGCATGGTCCTTCTTGGTATGGAGTACGAAGAACGCACAGAACCATTTGACGGTGCGACCGGCGTGACCCACCCAATCTTGAATGAGGCTGTGACTCAGTTTCAAGCGCAAGCTTACAAGGAACTGTTGCCAGCAGGTGGCCCTGTGCGTACCTCGATAATCGGGAAGGTGACGCCTGAAAAGGAAGCACAGGCTAATCGCGTCAAGATGTACATGAACTACCAGATCACTCAGGTCATGGAAGAGTATGACCCTGATTTTGATCAGATGCTATTCTACGTGGGCTACGGCGGCAGTGCTTTTAAAAAGGTGTACTATGATAGTTATCTGGAAAGAGGTACTAGTCCATACGTTCTACCTAAGGATCTCATTGTTCCGTATTCTGCACGTGATCTTCTGACCGCAGAACGGGTAACACATGTGTTACGATACTCGCCTAACGAGCTTCGCAAGCTTCAGTTGAGCGGCTTCTACCGCGATGTTCACCTTGGCAAGCCTGTAACAGGCGAAACGGACATTATTCAGGAACGTATGGACCGTATTCGTGGTGTTGAAGAACCTGCTGACGTAAACGAATACACCTTGCACGAGTGCCATTGCTACTTGGACATTGAAGGTTTTGAAGATAAGGGTGATGACGGCGAAGAAACAGGCCTTCAATTACCGTATATTGTAACGTATGAAAGCAAATCTCAAGTTGTTCTGTCTATCCGCAGGAACTATCGAGAAGATGACCCGAAGAAACTTAAGAAACAATACTTTGTCCACTATAAATTTTTGCCGGGAATGGGCTTCTACGGTTTTGGACTTGTTCACCTTCTTGGTAATTTGTCTCGTACATCTACCGCTATTCTTCGTCAGTTGGTTGACGCTGGAACTTTATCAAATCTTCCGGCGGGTTTTAAAGCTAAAGGTCTGAGAATAGAAGATCAGACTCCGATTCAACCCGGAGAATGGCGAGATGTAGACGTTCCGGGCGGCGATATTGCTTCCAGCCTGATGCCTTTGCCTTATAAAGAGCCGTCAGCTACTCTTTTCCAGCTTCTTGGCTTCTGTATTGACGCCGCACAGAAGTTTATCGGCACAACTGACCTTGGAATGGGTGACTCCAACAACGAAATGCCTGTTGGAACGGCGATTGCCATGCTTGAGCGTGGTAGTCGTGTGATGTCAGCGGTTCACAAACGTCTTCACAATGCTCAGATGCAAGAATTAAAACTTCTTGCAGGTATTTTTGCTGATTATCTGCCTCCAGAGTACCCATATGAAGTAACTGGAGCTGACGCGAGCATTAAAGCTGCGGATTTTGACGGTAAAGTTGACGTTTTACCTGTTTCCGACCCTAATATCTTCTCGATGACGCAGCGGATTACGTTGGCACAGCAGCAATTGCAGTTAGCCCAGAACGCTCCGCAAATGCACAACCTATACGAGGCCTACCGCCGGATGTACGCGGCTCTCGGTGTCACTGACATCGACCTCGTTCTACCCCCACCTCCACAAGCAATGCCTGAAAGCCCTGCTTTGGAGAATGCAAGGTCGTTAACAATACCTTCTGGGGGTAATCCTTTAAAAGTGTTCCCTGATCAGGACCATATGGCGCATATCCAGACGCATCTGGCGTTTATTAAACTGCCTTTGCTTCAAACATCTCCGGCAGTGTATGGCGTTCTGCTATCCCATCTCCTTGAACATCTGTCCCTTGCCGCCCAGCAGCAAGTTGTCTTGCAAATGCAACACCAAGGTATCAATATCCAGCTTCAGACGCATGAAATGGAGATTGAGGTTGCCAAGGCAGAGGCGCAAATGATGGCTGGGTTGATGCAGCAGCTTGCTCCTCCACCTGCGGGGCCAGATCCTTTAATCCAGCTTCAGCAGCAGGGTTTGCAGTTGAAAAGCCAAGAACTTCAGCA